TCGCCCTTGGCCCAGCCCTCGATCGAATCGATTACGAATGCCTTGGCCCAACCATCGACCGAGTCTTCGACATTGCCTCCCGAGCAGGCATCCTCCCACCCGCCCCACCCGAAATCCAAGGCAAGATGATCAACATCAACTACGTCTCCATGCTCAAGCAAGCCCAAGACGCCACCGCCGCTTCCGGCATCCAGGCCACCCTCCAACTCGCTGGTGAACTCGAAGGCATCAAGCCCGGCTCGATGATGAACATCGATGTCGACTATGCCCTTGACAAATTTTCCGCCCTCCAGAACAATGATCCCAAGATGATCCGCTCCCCCACCGAATTGGCCAAGCTCCGCGCAGATGAAGCCCAGCAGCAGCAGGCTGCCCAGCAAGCCCAAATGGCTGAGCAACTCTCCAAGTCCGCCGGGAACCTCGCAGCGATCTCACCGGGAGGCGGACAATGATGTGGTATTGGTACCTTTCGATCTTTCTCGGAATCTATCTAGCTATAGGCGTTGTAATGATATTTGTCCTATTACAAACGCCCTATGCTGAAAATCCACTCTGGACTATGTTGCTGCTTTGGCCTTTATATCTGTGGAACCTTTAACCGTGACCGACTCCGCCGCCGATCGCAAATCAATCCGAGCCCGCGAAAAAGCCGCCAAGGTCAACGACGAACTCCGCGCGACCGTAATCCGTTCCATCATGTCCACCACCACCGGCCGCATGTGGATGTGGGACCACCTCGCCGCTTGCAACATCTTCCACCAAACCTTCACCGCCGATCCCCTCACCACCGCCTTCAACGAGGGCCAACGCTCAATCGGCCTCTCCGTCATGGCCGATATCCTCCGAACCTGCCCCGATCAATACATAACCGCAATGAGAGAGTCCAATGACCGAAGCACCCTTATTGAACAACGAAGCAGCCCGATCGGCAACGGGGGAAATCCTGGACCAGTCGACGACCCAGGCCCTGGAAGCGAGGCAGCAGGAACTAGCGACCCAACGCCTGACGGACCCGAAGACTGGGGAACAGGGATCATCGGAGTCGACGCAGACGTCCGACCAAACGCCGCCTCCCGGCCCTACCGACACCTCAACCACAACTGAGGATGGCAAGACCCTCCTTACCAAAGCCGACGACAAGTCCGCTCCCACCGGCACCGCCCCCGATAAATACGAGCCTTTCAAACTCCCCGAAGGCTATACCCTCTCCGCGGAAACCGTCGACAAAATCGCACCAGTTCTGAAAGAACTCAACCTTGATCAAGCCGGCGCCCAGAAGCTGGTCGACTTCCACGTGGCCCAGATGATCGAATCAGCCAAGGCCCCAGCCGCTACCTACGAACAAACCCGCACCGCGTGGCAAGGCGAAGTCCTCTCCGACCCCGAGATCAAATCCTACTCCAAGGACGGCAAGTCCGGCATTGAAGCCGTGAAGATCGACCTTGGCAAAGCCATCTCCGTGATGGGTCCCGAACTCGGCGGCAAGTTCAAAGCCGCCATGGACCTCACTGGCGCGGGAGACAACCCAGCGTTCGTCAAGGGCTTCTGGAAGCTCGCTCAGCACGTGATCGAAGGCAAGCCAGTCAGCGGCAAGTCTCCATCGCCCCTCGGCCAAGTGGACCCGAACCGCTCCGCGAAGCCTTCCGCCGCCCAATCAATGTACCCCGGCCTCCCTTCGGCCGCGGGTTAACCAATCCCCCACCGAGCCCCAGAGAGGGTTGAACGCTAACGCCAGATCGGAACGAGGATGCACTACCCACCCCAACTTAACCCTCTCTAAGGAAACACCACCAATGGCCACTATTGGCAATCTAGCCCTAACCTACGCGGACTGGGCCAAACGCATGGACGACAACTACCGCGTCGCCAACATCATCGAACTCCTTTCCCAGACCAATGAAATCCTCGATGACATCCTTGTCATGGAAGGCAACCTCCCGACCGGCCACAAGACCACCGTTCGGACCGGCCTGCCCCAAGCGACTTGGCGCCTGCTCAACACCGGCGTCCCCAACGCCAAGTCCACCACTGCCCAGATCGTCGATACCTGCGGCAACCTCGAAACCTACGCGGTGATCGACAAAGACATCGCCGACCTCAATGGCAACACCGCTGAGTTCCGCCTTTCCGAAGTCCGTGCCTTCCTGGAAGGTATGAGCCAACAGGTTGCCTCAACCTTCATCTACGGCAACCAGCATCTCAACCCGGAACGCTTCACCGGCTTGGCCCCTCGTTACAGCACGGTCAACACCGCGAACTCCCAGACCGCCAACAACGTCCTCGACGCCGGGGGCACCGCCTCTACCAACACCTCGATATGGCTCACCACGTGGGGCTCGGACACCATCCACGGCATCTTCCCCAAGGGTAAAATCACCGGGCTCCAGCACCGAGACATGGGCGAGTGGCCGGTTCAGGACGCCTCGGGCAACACCTACCAAGCCTATCGTGACCACTTCAAATGGGAAGTCGGCCTGTGCCTTCGCGACTGGCGCTATGTCGTTCGCCTCGCCAACATCGACGTAACCCAACTCACCGGCGTCTCGGCCGCCAACCTCATCAACCTCCTCGTCCGCGGCCTCTACCGCATGCCCACGGCACCCGCCATGGCCACTGCGATCCAGACCTCAGACACCCCCGAGGTCCGCGCCAACATGGGCCGTCTCGTCATCTACTGCAACCGGGTGATCCGTACCTACCTCGATCTCCAGGCCATGAACAAAACCAACGTCCTCCTTCGGCTCGAAGAATTCAACGGCAAGGTCGTCACCACCTTCCGCGGGATCCCGGTCCGCACCTGCGACGCCATCCTCAACAACGAACCCCAAGTGGTTTAAGGAGCTAATCACATGATTCTCGACGGACTCCTTACCTTCACCGGCACGTCAAACGGCGCGGCTGGTGGCATCACCTCCGGTCCCCAGACCGATTCTCCCACCACTGGCACTCAAGTCGCATCCAACATCATCGACATTGGCATCCTCAACGGTATCCCCGCTTCGGCGGCCAACGGTGGTGGCGCTCGCGATCTCGGCATCGGCGATGATCCCTCCCTTAAGCTCTCCATCATCGCCACCACCGCCTTCCTGTCCGGCACCTCTCTCCAAGTCGAACTCGATGGCGCCCCTGACGCTGGCTCCAACACCCCGGGCACTTACACCCCGATGTGGATCTCACCTGCCATCGTCCTTGCCTCCCTCGTCGCTGGCCAGCAGCTTGCCAACATCGACGTCCCTCGCCCGGTTCCGGGACAGCCTCTCCCGCGTTACCTCCGCCTTCGCTTTATCTCCGTTGGCACCTTCACCGCCGGCGCAGTCGAAGCCCAGATCGTCATCGATCGCGACGATCAGATCACAGGTCCCACCGGCCTTTACTCCGGCTATCCCGCCGGTCTCAACGTGGCGAACTAACCATGAAAAAGCTCCTCCTTCTCGGGGCATTGGCACTGGGGCTAATCGCCCCAGCGTTCAGCCAGACCCTTCCTCGGCCCGGCTCACTTACTGGCACCGAGCAGCTTAAATCTACATGCAACAATGGTTCGGGATGCAACATCATCTTCAACCATGTACGCAACACCGCTGGTTACCTTCTCGTTCCCACCGGTACCACCGTCAACTCCACCCCCAACTGGTACGCCTCCCAACTAATCGCCACCGGGGCCATCACCACTTGGAACATCACCCTTCCCAATCCCGCTCCCGACGGGATGCAATTCTCTATCACCAACGGGACGGGGTCGGCCTTTACCACCAACACCACCGTCACTGCACCGGCCGGGGGTAACCAAGCCCAGACCCTCAATGCCACCTTTGCCGGCCAAACCCTCGCTTCCTTCGGCAGCGCCTCATGGCAGTTCACTTGTACCGTTGTAACAAACTGCTCAGCTGGCACATGGTATAGGATTCAGTAATGAAAAAAGCCCTCGCCGGACTACTGCTCCTCCTTGCCAGCCTTAGTCCGGCTCAGGCACTAACTGTGGCACCACCACCACAGCCCTTACCCCGGCGATCGCCCTTGGCATCAACGGCTCCTACATCGATCATACCCCTGTAGCCTCCCGCTCCCTCTCCCAGGGTATTGATCTTTGCCTCGTCACCACCGGCACCGGCCCATCCCAAGTTACCGTTTACTACAGCATCAACTGAGGTCTTCATGAAAAAGCTCCTAGCCACTTTGGGCCTTTGGTTAGGCCTTTCCTCTCTTGCCCTCGCCCAAGCAATCCCGACCGGCAATCTTTTAATTCAAACGCGACCACAGGGTTCAGGTGGTTTATCTGTTCTTGATGTAGCCAATTATACAATCAGTTTAGCTGGAGGAACTCCAGGAGGTGCTTTTCTTCCCACAACTGGAGGAGTACTCACAGGACCAGTAACACTACCAAAAATTCTTGGGGTTTCTGGTCAAAGTGGTGGCAACACTACCACTTATCAGCAAACGAATGCTGCTGATTTTGATGCTACACAGTTTATAGCCGCTGTAAATCAAGGAGCTTTAACCGCTGGACAAGAATATGGCGCAATGGGATTTGGCAATAGCACTTCCTGCAACCAAAATGCTTTCGCTTGTAACATGTTCATCGAGTTCAGTTCGGGGCTCGGCTCTGACACGACAAATCTGACAAATCTAAATTTTGTGAACACCAAGGGCGTTGGGATGCAATTCGACCAAGGTAAGTTCTTGGCGGATACCTCAACGCGGATTCAGGCATGTCCAGGATGGAAAACAGGTTCTTGTACTACAGTGCAAAGTATTACGGTTGATGGCAGTACAAGTGGCAACGGTTATGTAGGTGTTAACACATCAGGTGTCGGCATCTCTCCGAATATACATCCGCAGTATCTGCTTGATGTGAACGTGCTCGATGGCACCAGTCAAAAAATAAGAATCGCTAACACCACCACCTCAACGGCAGTAGGTGGTGGCAGTATTACGGCTATGGAGTCAGTTGGAATTCGTACCGATGGCAATGGTTCCTTCAATGGCAGGTTTGGTGCTGCGACTGTTCGAACTGATGGAACGGCAATCGCGAGCGGAGCTACCATTGGATTAATCGCCTTCGGCGGCCAGTATGGCACGAACACCGCCTTTACTCAGGCCAATTTGCTCTATCCGGCATCCGTGAAAGGTATTGCAGAAGGCAATTTCTCCGCAGCAGGAGCGATGGCGACGGGGCTTGCGTTTTTTACAGGCGTAGCTGGTGACGATCTTACAACAGCGAACAAGACCTACGGTACCGAAAGGATGCGTATCGACAATACCGGAAAAGTCGGAATCGGCATCAGTTCGAGCATTCCGAATTTGCTGTCAATTTCCACCGCTGCTGCTGACAATACGCAGGGTATCAAGTACCTCAATACAGGAAATGGAGCGACTTATATTGGATTTGCGGCTGGCGCGGTATTGGGTACGGATCAATCAGTAGTTTTATTGAAAACAGGTATCACCAGTAATGATCCATCATCAGGTACAACTAGGCTCACAGCAAATGCTGCTGGAATAATCGTGCCAAATATCGCCTCCGATGCTACCCATACGGACACAACGGTGTGCCAAGACAGCACTACGCACCAGTTCTATTCAGGCAGCGGCACACTCGGAGTTTGTCTTGGCACATCGAGTGCGAGATTCAAGCACGACATCCGCCCGCTTAACGCAGGTCTCGACCAGATCATGAAGCTTGAAGCGGTGTCCTACAAACTGAACAAAGACCATGGTGACCCAGACAAGTTGCTTTACGGTTTCACTGCTGAGCAGGGGGAGAAAGTCCTTCCAGCGTTGACGGCTCCCGATGTCGAAGGAAAACCAAACACTTTCGACTACCTTGGTGTCGTCCCCGTCCTCGTCAAAGGCATGCAGCAACTCAAAGCCGAAAACGACAACCTTCGAGCCTGCAATGATAATTGGAAGTGCCGAATCTTCGGCATTAAATAGAAAGGAAGATCAAATGGTTGAATGTCCCCGTTGGCGCCTTATGTCGGCCCATTACCTCAACGTACCTGTACTCCCCGATGGCACTCGGGTTGAATGGGAACATAAAGAAACCGCCCAACACACCGGCCGATCCGTCCGCAAGCTTTATCAAGTCCCCATCCTCCTCAACCCCAATGACCCTGCCGATTGCAACTACCCCGGTGAACTCGTGGTCACCCACGAAGTCGAAGGCGCTCGCATCCCACGCCAAGATTACATCTTCACCGGCGATCCAACCCCGGAGATGGAACCACTCAACGAGGAAGCTGAGGCCATTACCGCTCGATTGCGCCAGAAGTGGGATCATCCCATCGATGGTCTTGCCACCTCCGGTAACCTCAACCCACAGGAAGACCTCTTCCTCAAGAACATGATGGCCGTGTTCAGCGGTGCGATCCAGCAAGCTCAGCAGCCATCGGTTGCCAACACCGCCATTGCCCCCGACGACTATAACGAGATGAAAGAACGGGTGGCCAAACTTGAAGCCATGATCGCTGCCCAAGCCAAACCCGTCGTCGAACGTAGGACCTAATCGATGGGGTCCCAACTCGATCTCGATCAAGGCGGAACACACCGTCAGTATCAGCGAATCTGGATGGGGCCCTCAGTCGGCTGGCTAACCATGCCGGTTCAGGCAATCATTACACAAACTGCCGCTGGAACACTAATCCTCCAGCGGTGGACCAATCTAATCAAGGTCAAGGTAGCCTCAGGGGTCCTCAATATCAACCTCCCCTCCTCGAAGGCATCGACCCAAGGTCCCCAAGCAATCCCGGGTCAATGGGTCAACAATCCAGTTATAATCACCGATCTCTTGGGCTCAGCTGGTGCCGCTCTAACCGTCAACATCTTTCCCTTCGGGTCTGAGCTTATTTCAGGCCTCGCCGAAATCCAACTAGCTTCCCCTTACGGCACTCTTCTTCTAGAACCACAGATCACCACTGGTGGATGGAATTTAGGACAGTGATCATGGATATTTTTGATCGATTGTTTGATAGAACGGCCTGTAGAGATAATGGTTGCATTGAATGGCTTGGAGGCTTCTCAGCGAATGGTTATGGCGCTATTAAATATAATGGGCGAATGGAAGGTACACATCGTTTAGCGTATGATTTGTGTAAGGGTGATATCCCAAAAGGTTTATGGGTACTACATAAATGCGATAACCGTGCTTGTGTTAATCCAGAGCATCTTTTTCTTGGCACTGCGAAGATCAACAAACACGATTGCATGCGGAAAGATCGTCATGCATACGGCCAAGAGAATGGTGCTGCGCTTCTATTAGATAGTCAAGTTGAGCATATCAAACAGCTTCTTGTTGAAGGGGTTCTAACTCAAGAAGCTATTGGTAAGCAATTTAATGTAGCGCAACCAACCATTAGTCAAATCAAGTGCGGTCAAACTTGGGGACACCTCGGTCAATGAAGAAGCTCCTCCTCGTCCTCGCCCTATCCCTTCTTCCCAGCCTCGCCTTTGCCCAGTGCAACGGGGTCTTCCCGAACAACACCGCCTGCGGCAACGTTACCGGTTCCTCCAACACCCCACGACCGATTCCCCTCTCCAGCTTCCCGACCGCAACCCCGGGCGGCACCAACGGCCAAATCCAATACAACAACTCCGGTGCCTTCGGCGGCTTCACCGCTGGCCAAGACTGCACCATCACCCCATCCACCGGTGCGGTTAATTGCACCAAGCTCCAGAACGTACCAGTCACCACAACCGGTGCATCAGCAAATGATGTCCTATACAACAACGGCTCCGGTTGGCTTCACAACACTGTTACCTCCGTCCTAAACGCCGCCTGTGGTCTCTCTCCATCCAGTTGTGGCACCATCTTCGGCTATCTCAACGCCAGTTGGTACATGGCAGGCACCACCTGCGATGGTACCACGGATCAATATGCCAACATCCAAGCGTTCCTGACCCAACTCTCCGTCAACGGCGTCAACGGCACCGGTCCAATCACTGGTAATCTAGCCCCCGGCAATTGTTTCGTTTCAGCCGGTACGCCCACCTTTACCATGAACTCCTCCACGTTGGTACAACAGTATCACATTATCGGTTATGGTACAACGATCACCCCAGATCCGACCAAATCGATGAACGCCCTTACCATCGCGCGTGGTACCCTTGCCACCTACCCCGACGAACAGTCCGGTGTTACCGTCGAGGGCCTAACCACTAACCTACGTAACAACAACCACGCGAACTGGGGTATTGAGTTCACCAATCCCCATACCACGATCCTCCGAACCCAATGTTATGCAGGCGATGATGGCACAACCCACAATCAGGTAAACCTCGCCTGTATCTACGGACACCAATCGGTAGCGACCGATCCTACGACTGGTCCGTTCTGGTCACGTATTATCGGTAACGTCATCAAAGGCACCGGTACCTCGACCTCAGCCCTTCCCAACTGCATGCGCTTCGATGGTCAAGTAAACGCCCTATACGTAGCTCAAAATACTTGCAACGAAGCCCTTGTTGGTATGCTTGTGGCCAATGCCTGTGCCACAACCAACGCCAATTGCGCCGCGCAAGCCAACGGCGTCGTTGTCGAAAACAACGCCTGGGAATCTCTATCCGAAGGGATCAACTTCATAACCACGGTGCCGTCCTTGACCGCACTAGCTCGTTGGAACATCCATGACAACCGGGTCGAGAATGTCACGGTTCAATTTATCGATCTCTCCCATATCACCCAGGCGAGTACCTTTCCAGTTGCGATTGGTAATGATATGCTAATCGGAACGACAACATATGTCTTCAATCCCAATTCGATCGCATTTAACAAGCTCTCCGCAACATCGGTTAGCACAACGTTGTCGACTTGGCCGTAAAGGAAAATCTCAGTGGACGATGATGATACCAAACTTCCCGATCGTGATCTTCTCCTGCGTATCGCCAAAGAACTTAAGGTTATCCGGGAACTTACCTCCAAGGCCCTCTTCGCAATGGGCGAAGCCGAGAAGGAGGTCCCTGAGAAAATGCGCCGGTTCGCCAATTACTTCCATGACATCGTTCACATTAAGGGCGAGTATGTCACCCTGGGTATCCCTTGTCCCAAGTGGCTTGACGAAGAGATGGAACGGTGCCATGATCGTTTCCGTCAGGTCCTTCACGACCTCCATACCGACGGGGGACACTTTGAAAAGGTCCGCCGTGAAATGGCCAATCATGCCACGGCCGACTTCAATCGCTACGATCACACCCGCCAACTCGCAGCACCAAAGAAGGAATCCAACGTATGACCCAAGGCAAAGCTACCAAGTCCGGCATGGCCTCAACCAAGCGTGAGCCCATCGCCCATGCCGTCAACCCGGCTGCTGTGTCGGAGATCGGTATTCACCAAGTTCGCGGTACATCACTGCCGCTTTACGAAGGCCGTGGGTTGGAAGCACCCATGGCCGGTTCCACCACCTACGAATCCGGCAGCCAAGGAAAACACAAATGAGCGACATCGATTACGATCACATCTCGAACCTTTTCGCTATCGTCAAGGGCAAC